ATGTCGCCAATCAGCACCGGCGTATTGTTCGTCGCGTCAATCTGAGCAAGGTTCTGTCCGGGATGCGCCAAAATAGACGCCACCCCAGAACCACCAACGTCATAGAATCCATCAAACTGCCAGAGGTTTAAATCGCTGACGGTGAAGTTGCTCAAGGTGTAATTCGTAACCCCTGCGCCCACCCCGTTGTTGTCAACCGAAAGCGCCTGAAGACCGTTGTTATATCCACTGAAGATTTGATTGAAACCGTTGTTTGGATTCACCCAAACCCCGCGGGATGGACCAGTAAGTTGGTTTGACATCACCGCATACCCGCCAACCTTCCTTGGCCGACCACGCTGGAACCTTACCCACTTCCCAGCGGTGTAGAAGTTCATATCGAAGACCGTGCCATCCCTCTGGACGCCAGCCTTCGTGTCTGCCTGAAAAACCTTAGCGGTCATTAGAAAGTACCGCTTTGAATACCGTTAGCATCAAGCCAAAACTTCTGCGTTCCAAGAATTGATATTCCGAACACCCCAGATGTTGGTCTGAAGATTCCAGTTGTACCTTCCGAAGAAAAGCTCAAGGAAGGCGCTCCAGCGCTTCCGTTGGCCAAAGCAAGGACAACCGCACCTGCAGCGATCGTTGATGCGTTATAGAGGTTTACAGAGTCGCACAGCAGGATCACTTGCTGGCCTGCAGGAACCACCGCAGTCGAACCACCAGATACCCCGGTCTGGAACGTAATCGTATACGCCCCAGTTGTCTGGTTGGTGATGTAATAAATCTGAATCGTCTGCGGTAAATTCACTACTACGTTTCCGGTCAAGGTCCCGGTGTACTTCTGAATGACGTTGGCCGCTTCCGCAGAGGTCAACGTATAGGGCGAACCGGCAAAGGTCACCGCCTTCGTCAACTGCGTGAAGTTGAACTGCGTGCTTTTGCCAAGACCGACAGAGTAAAACGCCGTTCCTGAGCTTGAGATCAAACACGAATCAGCCGGCTGCAGATCAAGCGAAGCCGAACCGTTAATTAAGTTCCCGCCGCTCGGCGTTACCGCAAGCGTTCCAGTCCCCCCGTTACGAACCAAGAAGAACCAATCGTTACCCAACGTCGACGCAGAGGTAAGTGTCAAAGTTCCAGCGCCGCCAGTCCAGACGTAAGTGTTGGCACGATCAGCAGCCACCGCGGTGTAGTTCGACGAGAACGTCGTTACCGGTTGAGACTGATTCAGCGTGTTGCCAATCGCCACCAGACCGTATCCGGCAAGCGTTGCGGCGTTGGAGTTAGTTGTCGTCGCACCAAACGCTATAACGCCCCACGTCCCCGTGGTATTGGCGTTTGACGTGATAAAGATGTATTGAGCGCTACCACCCGTCGAAGGGATCGAAACGATCGTGCTGGCACCGCCATACGACTTGACCGTCAGAGTCACTCCACCGGTGTTGTAGATCAGCGCATCTTGACCGACAGACACTTGATCAGCAGGCGGCATCCACAACTCATACGCCGTGCTAGTCGTACTGACCTGCATGACCCTCGCGGCCACATACGCAGTGTCGTTACCGTTGAGCGGCCACTGAAGTTGAATTGTGCCGGTCGTTGATGTTAGCGCATAGGATGCGTAAGCAACATCCGTTGGCTGGATTACGTTTCCCGAAAATGGCGAGTTGTAGCTCATGAGTCATTTACCACGGTTTGACGATCACCGACCCGCGTCAGATCTTCCTGCTTCAGTAATGCAATCGACTTGTCATACATCGACTGCCATACCGGAATTCTCTCATCGTTCTTCAAGAACGGCATAGCTTGCAGTAGGGAACCGTAAAGCAACGCTTGGGGCGCGTACTGCGTAAACCAGTTGGATTGATTCGCCGAATCCAGCGGCTGATTCCGTTCGTAATACAGAACCTGAAACGAGTAGTTGGTCGCAGGAGTAGGAGCCACAAGCCAGTGAGTGTAGTCGTAGTCGCAGTAAAACCCCGGAACACCGGTCTTGGTGTCGTCTGGCCAATACTCCCGGACGTATTCGTACTTGCGAAGGAACACCGGGATCCGCTCGCCTGCCACCGTCACGTTGAACGAGACCGTCTTGCGCCACCGCGCAGGCTTGTCGAGAATAGGATTGCTTGCGGTCATTGTCCCGTTGGCCACCGTCAGGTTTCCAAGAAACTTGATTTCCGACGCAATCACCTGTTCAGCAAACATAATGAACTGCGGAATCTTGTCTAACGTAGCAGTGTCATTGCGCTCAAGGTAGGTTGCAATGTCGTCAACAAGTGACGAGTACGTCATAACACTAGCGACAGTCATTTTGCTGCGACCCCTTTGTGCTTCTCGAAACTGCGCATCCCGCCAAATCCGAGGAGACCAGAGAGCAAAACCATCAATTGGTCAGTCTGCAGGTCAGGCGGCGGCTGGAGTCCCTTTGGAATTATATCGACGCCCTGCAGAAAAGACCACAGCCATTGCATTAACGGATACCCAAGAAACTGGTAAGCCAGACCCAGAACCCCAACCCAGCCCACAGCAGGACGCCAACCAGAGACAAATAGGCTAGATGAATTTGCCTCAATCTTATTGACCTCAACCTGAGCCAAGTCAGTTGCTTGATCAATCCTTGCCTGCTCAAGGTCGAGCTTGCGGTCTTCCAACGCCATCTGAAGGCGTTCCTTGTCCGTCGTAATGAGGTCACCCGCGACCTTGCCCACGCCCTCAATGATGCTCCCAATCCCGATCAGATCCATTACTTAAGTCCTTCAAGGGAGCGCCGCACCCAGCCGAGAAGAAATTTGGACTGGTCCCGGTTCTTCATGCAAATGTCTACATACCGCTGAATCTTGGCCAAGGCATATGCCGGCAGAAACTTCTCCGCCGTACAGATATTCAATCGCTCAAGTGTCTTGGCTCCGATTGCCCCGTCAGGAGTAACCCCGACAATCAGTTGGGCGAGTTTGGAGGCGACACCGACTCCGGTGTTGACTGCAAAGTTGAAGATTGTTTCGGCAATAGCTTGGTTCGTAAGCTCGTCACCTCTGATGCGATCCCAGAAATTAACTTTGTAAAATTCACGAACCAGTTGCGTAGCCGACCCAAAGTCCTTGCGATCGATGAACTGCCACCCTGCCCAGTCTGGATTGGCGTTTCTTGCGATTCCTGCATACGTCATCCCTCCCCGGTCTCCCGGTATGTTGGTTAATTGCATACCGCCTTCGTCATGCAACATTTTCTCAAACGCAGGCGCGAAATCAGCCATCGTGTGGTTTCTTGTTGAAGAGATCAAACAGTGTCTTTACCTTTTCTTCCAGCACAGCAACCCGCAGGTCAAGTTTGGCTAAGACAACAATGAGCGTGATAAGAGCAAGGATCGCCGGAGACGCCTTGAGGATAATTTCAAAAACTTCCATCACTTCACCTTTTGTTCAAGGATGACAATCCGCTCTCGATTCAGGTGGATCAGTTCCCGGTTTTCATTGATCTGCTTCTCTAGATCTTGCCTGAGTTTCTCTCTGGCAAGTTCAGCCCCGGAGTTGGCCGCCTGCTTGTTGTCTGACGTGACCACCAAACTGATCTTGGCATTGAGCACAGTTACGTCGTGGCTGAGTTTATCCAGTGACGACATTAGATAGACGACACAAGTGAACAAAATTGGAAGCACCGCAAACGCAGTCTTCTCAATCAACTGCGACTTGGCTTCCAATTTCTCAGACATTAATGCCCCTTCATGATCATTGTCAGAAGCAACATAATAATTGCCCCACCGCCGGTGATCAGGATCTGTTCAAGGCGTTTAATCCTTGCGTGAACACCCTTCATCTCACGCTCTATGCCCTCGTACCTTACGGCACAGACATCAACGTGAGCATCGATCTTGTGATCAACATCCGACAGGGTAACCATCTCAATCGAATCCCTTCAAAGTCTTTGCTAAACGCGCCCGTTGACCAAGTTTGCCGGGTGCTTTAGCAGCCTTGTTCAGAGCCTTAGCTGGGATGTTCTTGCCCATCGGAACGTGCAATGACTCCCGGAGTGCTCCGGGATGTTTCACAGCATTCTGAATCCACTTCTCAGCCATTTTCGGGCTCGACCGGTGCTGGCTTTGATTGAGCCTCAACTTCTTTCTGAATGCCCTGAATTAGTTGGAATACCTGAGCGTAGGGTTGAGTACCCAAGTATTGAAGGATGGCGTTCAGGAGGGCGATAGATACGGTTGCGTTTTCCATTTAGTTAGTCCAAGGAAGTTTAGGTGAAACGACAGGGGGGTTTGCTTGGTTATCAATCTGCGCTTGTACAGCAGCCTCGGCAGATGCTTGGTCTACACCATTAGCCCAGAGCCAACCAAGAACTTGGTCTTTTGTCAGGTCAGCAAACTGTGTGAATGAATCCGTAGGCGCGGGGACCGATGCCGTTGAATAGACCGTGCCGGTGTAGTT